TATATTTTTTCCAGTCACCTCCATTACAGGCAAACTAATTGGAACCAAGGGAAAAAATTATACCGAGTTAAGTTTTATATTACAGGCGGGTGTAACTGCTGCCAGTTACAGAAATCTACTTGGATCAGTTCCATATCATGGACACACAGTAGATATAGCGAATGTCCAACTCGAACGTGGTGTAGACTTTTCTAACTTCGAAAATATCCAGCAGAACAATTCTTTTCGCAAAATGATCGGCGCACATATTACAGGAATAGCGAGTGGACAGATAAGGAATGGTGCATTGTCTGTGGAAGATGCCCTAACAATGACTTATAAGGGCATCACGGCCTCAGAGTTTACCGCCGGCAGCCGAACAGTCGCTGATGGTTTCTATGTAAACCTGAATGACGGTGCAACTGCTGGACAAGGTGGTTATAACGATCTTCTAAAGTATGGTAGATTCTTTGATCAGTCACCTACTGCGGGCAATCCTATATTCATAGTAAGTCCTTCTCTTACAAACGACGACACGGCTGATATAAGAGAAGTTCAATGCTTTGCAACCACAACCACAAACGAAAAAATTCTCAAGATAGTCGCTTTCGATCAGAATGGTTCAGCCGAGTTAAACTTAGAAGCAGTGAATCTCATGGCATTCCAACTTAACACCCCTGCACCAGGCACGTTCGGTGGTGGTAATGAATCAAACAACGGCGATAATGGTGGGGACGGTACTGAACCAGACGCTGACTGGTCCGATGGTTCTAGCATCGATGAAGCCGACGACACCTCGGGTGATCCATGTTCTGACAGTACGGACATAGGAGTATGTACTCCATGACAAACAAGGATAAACTAAATGGGTAGTGCAATCGTATCAAAAACCAGAACGGGTTCGTACAAAGAGATATCAGGAAAAACATTTCTGTATGTCTCAACTACGGGCAGTGATAATAATAATGGACTAAGTTCAACTAAACCTTTCCGAACGATTAAAAAGGCTTTTGATTTTCTTAGTTCGTACCATATCCCCGAAAACGCTTCTGTTACTATCAGTTTAGCAGACGGAAACTATAATGTTTCATCTACGCTCGTGATGGATCACCCAGATGGGATAAGGATTACCCTTAAAGGTGGCGCACAAGTAGTTGGTTCTGTCACTTCAGTTAGCAATTATCTTGATACGACATCGTATAAAGGTAAGGTAGGAAACAAACAGTACGGAACAGTAATAAGAGACTATAACACAGATACTATTCCTACCACATCCTCTAGGTTTGACATGGTATTGAGTTCTATAGGTGCTACCAATATTCCTCAAACAAATGCATCTATTGGAAAATTTGTGTGTGTGTCTCCTTTCAGTGGTGGTGAGATTCAAATGAATCATAACTCCGCATCCCTCGGTAACGGAAATCTTGCGGACAACACAGAGGTAAAAAGATACATTGAAACAGGAACAACCATGAGTAGATTTTTTACTTATGGTGCGTTTCGTATCAAAACCAATGCAGCAGACTTTGGAAAGAATCCAGTATTAGTAAATCCTATCAGAAACATAAATGTTTATGACGGAATCTCGAACAGTGTAACGAGCAGAATGCACACTCTGTCTAATCCCGTAGGGACACCAGTATATGCAGGATCAGACACCAATGTTCCTGTTCGATATCTTTCTTCCGTGATTAATCTAACCAGTCCTTCACTTGACGGCATCAGAGTAACAAACCAATCGGGACTGAACTTACAAGATGTGGCTATTGTTACATCCGATCCTATCACTAGTATTGGTGGAAAGTCTAAATCTTCTGGTGTTGTAGTAGAGAACGGATCAACTTTAGTTCTTCATCCTGGCGTTGCAGTTTCCAATTTTAATATTGGAATTGAAATCAGGCAACGATCGAATCTCATTCAGAACGATTCATCAGAAAATCAATTCCAGTCTGTTGTTTCTTGCGGAACTGGAATTCTTGTCAACAATTCATCAACCGCAACTCTAAACGGATTGATTGTGAGTGGTTGCTGGAATGATGGGTTTGTTGCAAACAACCATTCTTCTTTAACCTTGAGCAGTTGCATTTCAACAGGCAACGGCCAACACGGTGTAATCGCATCAAGAAATAGTAGCATCATAGCAACCAGATGCGTTTCATGCTTCAATTTACAAAACGCAGGAAGAAACTTCAACGAACTTTCTGAAGGAGGAGCGGGGTTTGCGTGCAGACTGAATTCTAACGGAGAATTCACTGGTTGTATGTCTTTCAGAAACGGTTTTGGTTATCTTGGAGATAAGGGATCATCCCTGAATATTTCTTCTTCGGATAGTTTAGACAATGTAAATAGAGCAGTAAGTTTATCAGAAACTTCAAGTGGGGTCGTTGGACCATTTTTCTACTCAAGCGCCGATGCGTCTGGTGTATATGTTAGTGACGCATCTTTTGGTAGAACATATTTTTCTACGTTTGAATATTCAGGATTCGAAACTGCTGCGGGTATATGCGGAGATGCTATTACTGTTGCGGCAAACTCCACGATCAACGCTCACGATATCACAGTATCAAATTATGCTAAAAACGCTATTCAGGCTCTCTATAGTTCCAACTTTATCAGTGACACAATCACGGTAACCGAAAATGCTTCCACCGAAGGTGATAGTATAAATTGTACTTACAATTCGGTATGCCGAGTCGCTGGATCAAACTTGGGATCACGCCCTCGATCGAAGACCGGTCTTCTTGAGGGATATATAGAAGTGGGTGGAATAGAGGAGTAAACCTTAAATGTCTGAACAGAAAAGAATCGTTGTATATAATAAAGTAGACGGAACAGTCACTAAGGTTTTACCTTATAGTGATGACAATATTCTTATCGATATCGGTACAGATGAAACAATCAGCGTTATTCCCGCCGGTGTCAAACTTACTAATTCAGTAGACGAAAATACCGTGGTGAATAAGGTATCTCTTCCTGAAAATGTAAAAACAGAAAAGAATGATTCTCATAATATCCCACTTTCTGGTCCCAGTAGATACACTTCGCAACAGAGATTACCTTCATCATCGGTTGCTATCGGTAAACTTATTCTCGGTGGTCAGCACTCTTACGCAACAAATTTGAGCGGAGGATATCGGCCGACTATTGGAGGATATACTCGGTATATTTTCGACAACAAACAAAGCCTAGACGAATTAAAACTTCTTCCCGGTGATCACTTTCAGATTTTAAATACATCATATGATACTCTTGATGGAATCTATCAAGTTAGAGGATTTACACCTACGGGAATACATGCTCTAAAGAAAAGTGGATTAACTTCGGACATATCTTCAGGGTTTAATCTATCTTCTGGAATAACAACTGGTAACGGTTTCCATATGATTCGTCTTCAGTCAGTTGACGGAGTCACTTTTGGACTCAGTGCCGACGTTGATGGTTGTGGTGTCTATCAGTTCGGGGAGAATGTAGAACAAAGTGTCTACAAACCAATCAATACGGGAGAGGTAACACACTCGGCTGTGCGTAGATCAGGAAATGGATCTGCCTCGATTCGTTTGCCTGGATCAGGTAGTGGGTCTACAGGACCATTTTTATACATCAATAGTGATACGGGGTTCACGTTTGACAACAGTTCGAAGTATTATTGTAGACTATCCGCATGGATCCGTCACGATAGTGCAGCACCGTCAGCAGACACACTTATAGTTGGTAAACGAGACAAATCTGGACCTAATGGTGCATACTTCTTAAAATATGAAACTAGTCCCAAGTCATACGTTTTTTCATTCTCGACCAATGCATCTGGAGCCGATTTCAACCGAGTACTATCAGCATCCATTCCGTCAGTGGCAATAAATCAGTGGCATCATGTTCAGGTAGATATAGGCGACGTAGAAGGAAGAATTTATGTTGATGGTCATTTGTATGACACTGAAGCATTAGGGAACACCGAAGAAATCTTCCAAGATGACACAGCACCTTTCGTTATCGGAGCAGAGAATGACGGAACTAGTCCTGTCAAGGGTTATATCGATGAAGTGAACTTAATTTTTGCTAAAGCATCTGAGGCGGGATCAACTGCAATTCTTGCTACAAATCTAGATCCGCTAGGGACAACAGGTGCAGGCTTAACACTCGCCACTGGTATCACTATTGATCTACCAACAACAGGTAGCACTGGATCCGTAAACACTAAACTTTTGGTGAAGGGTGATGGTATTCATGATTGTAAACGCTTTGTGGAAAATGGACTTAATATATCTGATGCAATGGTCCAAAGTTACGATCCAGACCGAAGAATCCTGCTCATTGCGAACTACGGATACACGGGATCCGCAACAGGATTTAATCCAGTTAAGGGTTACATTAAAGGACAAGATTTAGGAAATACAGGTGGCACCGCAGGTGTTACAGGAAACAGTCAGGCAGTGTATCCGTTACTAGATGCGGTAATTGGTATCACCAACGTAGGAATAAGTATCGGGTCATATAAAAATATTCTCGAAGAAGAACAGAGTATTGGTACGATCCGTGGATTATACTCTACTGCAATGTCGGGAGACTCTGGTGCATTCGGCGACTTCGCTAATCTATTCACTCAGGGTGGTGGTTGTTTTGGTGCGGCAAAAGATAGTCTCACTTTCTATGCCACAGAGACTAATGCAAATCGGGTAATCGAATACGAAAGACTGGTGGGATTATGTGGTGGAGTTTCTGGATCATTATATTATTTCCTCGACAGTCAAGGAATTTCTTTTGGAGTTTACGGTTACGAGTTGGATGATTTCTTGACCGATATTACCATTTATAGAAACCTGAAAAATCAAGGTAGATACGCAGCAATCGATGAAATCCAAAGCAAGACCAGCATTGAGGATCTTAAAATTGAAGGTAAATCATCAGTTCTGAAAAATATCCAAACCGCACCATTCTCTACAATCAACATTGGATATGCACTACCATCCAGAACGCCAGGTAGTGGTTATGGTGATGGATCATAATGAAATTCGTACAGAGAGAAAACAAAGTAAATATAAACGGGAAAGAGTTCGACTTAGAACTCTTTCTTGCTGTGGAACCAAATTATGAACCAGAAGAAGGTTGGACGAGAATATATCAACCCGACAAGAAAAACTGTTCAACTAACGGCAGATTAAAAAAAACCTTTCCGTTGAACTGGGATGACGGTAATAGGTATTTGACTAGAGCAAGTGATTTAATCTATCTAAAAGCCTATTTAAACAGCGAGAGTTGAACTGTCTCCTACATAATATAAAGGAGATTCTAAATGGCACTACCCACAACTAGAGAAGATCTCAAACAATATTGCCTTCGAAAACTAGGCGCTCCCGTCATCGAAATAAACGTGGATGATTCTCAACTAGAGGATCGTATTGATGATGCTCTCTCCCTTTTTGCAGAGTACCATTTCGACGGTGTCGAAAAGCGATACTATAAGTATGAGGTGACCCAAGAGGATATCGACAGAAGCAAAACAGATCTGAACGGTGGTTACATTTCTACCGATGCTATCGACCCTTCTATCATGACAATCGTCAGACTCTTTCAGTTTTCTGAAAGCACTGTCAATATGTTTGATGTTCGTTACCAAATGGCACTGAATGATTTCTACGGAATCCGTACAGGCATGGGCAGCATTTCAAACTATGTCATGACAAAGAATCACCTTTCACTCCTTCAGCAAATGCTCGATCCAGAGAAAATGATTCGTTTCACTCGTGTAACAAATAAATTATATGTGGACATGAATTGGGACGAAGATGTAGAGCCAGGAACCAACTTAGTCTTTGAATGTTATTCGAAGATTGATCCCGAAACTTATGGCGAGATCTATAAAGATAAGTTCCTTCTGAAGTATACCACAGAATCATTCAGATATCAGTGGGGTGCAAACCTTTCCAAGTACGACGGAATCCAATTGCCTGGTGGTGTGCAGTTCAATGGTAGACAAATTATGGATGAAGCCAGGGAAAGACTGGACAAGTTAGAAGAAGAAATGTCACTTCGATACGAGTTACCTCCAGATTTTATGGTAGGATAATATGGCAAAGAACAGTTACTTCAGGGACGTAAATACAGAGAACGATCTTCTCCACGACTTGACCATCGAAACTATAAAGATTCATGGTCGTGATATGGTGTATATTCCTCGTACTCTCGTGAACGAAGATCAACTGTTTGGTGAAGATACCATTTCTAAATTTGAAAATGGTGTCGAGATTGAAATGTATATTCAGTCGGTCGATGGCTTTGGTGGTGACGGAGACTTCATCAGCAAGTTCGGCCTTGAGATTCGTGATACAGTAGAACTGGTAGTATCTAAAAGAAGATTCGAAGAATCATTTTCTCATGATTCAGAGATCACTCGACCGAGAGAGGGTGATCTGGTTTACTTTCCTTTGACCAAGGGTGTGTTCGAAATCAAGTTCGTAGAACATGAAAATCCATTCTATCAACTAGGCAAGTTATACACATACAAACTATCATGCGAACTCTTCAACTACAGTCATCAGGACATGGACACTGGTTTCTCCGAGATCGATGAGGTTGAGGATAACGAGAATACTCTTGCTATCGATCTCACGATGGGATCTCTTGTCGGAACTACAGCAGATTACTTCGACGGAGAGACCATATATCAGGGTGCTTCCCTTGCTCTTGCAACAGCGACAGCCGTTATCGTAGACTGGAACTCTTCTACCAAGGTTCTTCGTATAGATCAGGTAAAGGGCCGAACCGATCCGAACACCGACGAACTTATTCTCAACTCTTCTGCTTTCAGTAACGGAACGAATGTTGTCGGCGGCGATTCGGGAACCATCTATGCACTATCTTCGCAGGCTACATCCGACACTATCGTTGGTCAGGATGGTTACAACGATAGTTCGTCAATAGACAAATTCGCTGATAAAAATGATCTGATTGACTTCACGGAAACAGATCCATTCTCGGAGGGTAACTTCTAATGTTTGGACATTTTTATCACAACACGGTTCGGAAATTAGTTGTAGCATTCGGAACTCTCTTCAACGAAATTGATGTGAAGAGATATAATGCCGATGGTTCTGCCAAAGAAACTATACGAGTTCCTTTGGGTTATGGATCTAAAGAAAAGTTTCTAGTTCGTCTTCGTCAACCGAGTTCTATCAGTGATGATCCTAAAACTAGAATCACCACTCCCCGTCTCGGGTTTGAGATGACAGGGTTTGCTTATGATAGCAGCCGAAAAAGAAACACGTTACAGAAGAGACTGGCGACTGGAGCAACTCAAGAAGGTACTCACATAAGAAGTAACTTCTCAGAAGTTCCCTACACTTTTGATTTTACTGTTTCCATTTTCGCCAGAAATATGGATGATGGTTTACAGATAGTAGAACAAATTCTTCCGTTCTTCACGCCAGAATTTACAATCACGATGAAAGTGAATGATCTCAACACAAGCATCGATGTTCCTATCGTAATCAATAGTGTCAGTCAAACAGACGAATATGATGGAGATCTTGAATCTACGCGGCTTCTAACATTCGATATTAACTTCACTGCAAAGTCTTATGTGTATGGTCCTATCAAAGAAGGCAAGGTTATCAAGGATATTATCATTACAAATTTCCTTGCCGACTTTACCAGCACGGGTGGAATCACTGGTGCAACAGGAGCACTTTCTCGCGTAGATATTGGTGTCACTGGACCCAGCGGAGCAGACTCGAACCTCGTCACTGGGTTCTCCGCAGACACACAACTTTATGTTTATGGTTATACGGCGGGGAATACAGGAGGACCTGGTATAGATATTCTGGGTAATACAATATGAAAAAGAAAACGGTTGACGAAAAACTTTCCGAAGCCCTTGAGATTGAAGCAGTCGAACCAGAAATTGCCGAAGAACCAAAAGACATTATAAAGTCGGAACCCAAAGCAATTGAAGTATCGCATGAGGTTGATCTGAAACGAGACTATAAACATGCTCGTCGTAATCTCAGAGATCTCATCAAAACAGGAAACACTGCTATCGAGGGCATACTCAACGTGGCAACAGAGGGAGAACATCCCCGTGCATACGAAGTCGCTGCACAGTTAATCAAAGTAGTGGCAGACACCAACAAAGATCTGATGGATCTGCACAAGAAGATTAAGGACATCAAATCTGAAGATGTTAAGTTGACACAAAACAATACTAATAATGCGATCTACGTTGGATCAACAAGTGAATTGCAATCTCTGATTAATACTTCTAGATCATCAGTAAAAAGAATTCGTGATAATAATGAGGATGTGATTGATGGCGGGATATGAAAAAGAAGGTTACTTAGGAAATAAAAATCTAAAAGCATCAGGATCCGAAGTAGAATTTACTAAAGAGCAAGTAAAAGAATATATCAAATCTTCTAAAGATCCTCTGCATTTTATTCGTAAGTATGTCAAGATTGTTTCTCTTGATGAGGGACTCGTTCCCTTTAAAATGTATGACTTCCAAGAGGACATTATAAATAAGGTTCACGAAAACCGATTTGTTATTGCCAAACTGCCCCGACAGACAGGCAAATCAACAACAATGATTTCATATTTGCTCCATTACATCCTGTTCAATCAGGATGTTAATGTGGCTATTCTTGCTAACAAACAGGCAACAGCAAGAGAACTTTTGCATAGACTGAAGTTAGCATATGAGTATCTGCCTCTTTGGATGCAACAAGGTATCGTAGAATGGAACAAAGGATCGATCATCTTAGAGAATGGTTCTAAGATCATCGCCTCGTCCACGTCAGCGTCCGCTGTGCGTGGTGGATCGTTCAACATGATCTTCCTCGACGAGTTCGCGTTCGTCCCGCAGGGAGTCGCTGAGGAGTTCTTCTCGTCCGTCTACCCCACTATCACCTCTGGTAAATCTACAAAGGTATTGATCGTGTCCACCCCGAAAGGGCTGAACATGTTCTATAAGTTCTGGAACGATGCCGTCAATGAGAGAAACGAGTATGTGCCCATTGAAGTCCATTGGTCTGCTGTTCCAGGCAGAGATGCCAAATGGAAAGAGCAGACAATTGCTAACACGTCAGAGGAACAGTTCCGTGGAGAATTCGAGTGTGATTTTATCGGATCAACTTCTACTCTGATATCGTCGGCTAAACTTAAATGTCTGACTTACGAAAAACCAATTATACAAAATGATGAAGGTCTCAGAATCTTCGAGAAACCGAGTGAAGATCACAAATATGTTATGACAGTAGATACTGCCAGAGGACAAGGTAAAGACTATAGTGCTTTTACTGTCATCGACGCGACACAGATGCCATACCGTGTTGTTGCCACATACAGAAACAATACTATTGCCCCCATGCTATACCCGACAGTTGTTCATTCTATATGCAAGCAATATAATAACGCATACTGTCTCATAGAAATCAATGATATCGGTGGACAGGTTGCCGATGTTCTACATTCAGATCACGAATACCAAAACATCGTAACAGTGATCACGAAAGGCAGAAAAGGACAGATGGCGTCATGGGGCGGTTTCGGTAAGGGTGCTGCTATGGGATTGAGAACAACCACAGTAACAAAGCGTGTAGGGTGTTCTGTTCTCAAGAACCTTATCGAAGAAGACAAGTTACTGATCAGCGATGACCAAATTATGCAAGAGTTGTTTTCTTTCGTTGCACGAAAACAGTCGTACGAAGCAGAAGATGGACACAACGACGATCTCGTAATGTCCTTAGTCATATTCGGTTGGTTGACAACACAGGGCATGTTTAACGAATTTATCGAAGGATCTTTTCGTGATGCACTGTATGAAGATAAGATTAAGAAATTGGAAGAAGAGATGTCACCCTTCGGTTTCATTAATGATGGGTCAGAAGAAACCTCATTTGTTGATGGAGAAGGAACTCGATGGCATGGTGCGTCAGATGGTGATGACGACAAAGGAATATTCTGGTGAACACAGAGAAATCCTAAATAAAATGATCCGTTTGAATATGAAATAAGACGGTCCTAATCAAAGGAGATTAATATGGGATTTCAAGTCAGCCCAGGCGTTAACGTCACAGAAATCGATCTGACGACGATCGTCCCAGCAGTAGCCACAACAGCCGCAGGTATGGCGGGTGTTTTTGAGTGGGGACCTGCTGAGGAGATTACCCTAATCGATTCTGTAAATACACTAAAATCTAGATTCGGTGGTCCTAACGACACGACCTATGAATACTTTTTTACTGCCGCTAACTTCCTCGGATACGGAAACAATCTTCAGGTTGTTCGTACTGTAGGAACTAACGCTAAGAATGCAGTGTCAGCAGAGGCCGCCGCAGTTCTAATCAAGAATACATCAGACTTTGAGTCTGCTGTTAGAATCGACAACGCATTCTATGCTAAGTACCCTGGCGTTTTAGGAAACGCCCTCGCAGTACATGCTTTTGACGGGAGTGTCGCAGGAGACGGATTAGTCGGCATCACAGTAGGAGCAGGAGGTGATGCCGTGGGTTCAACTGTTGGTGTTGGACTTTCTAGTATTACTCTCTCAACTGGGGCAAATTCATTCGGAATCACTGCTCAGGCAGGGGATATTGTCCGTTTTCCTAGCGGTCAGAGTGTCACTATCAAGACAGCAATTTCTGGGAAAACTGCTGCTGATATAACTCCTGTAACTAGTATCGAGGTTGTCGATACAGCAACTAAAGGCGCCACTTTAGAGTCACGATACAGAAATCTGTTCTCTTCCTTTGATGCAACTACAGATGACGTATCAAAGGCTGGCGGATCGAATGATCTCCTGAATATCGCAGTGATCGATCATACTGGTGCATGGACAGGAGTCGCAGGGACAGTTCTTGAAACTTTCGAAGGAGTGTCTAAGGCATCAGATGCCAAGAAATTCTCTGGTGAGAGTAACTTCTATCAGGATATCATCAACGATCAGAGTGGATATATCTGGGCAGGAAGCAGTGCTAATGTAAAACTCTACGCTACTACGGTGAAGACAAAGGCATCGAAAGCCTTTGCGAATGTGATTACAGGCACTTCTTTGAGCAGTGCGGGCCAGTTTGCGAAGGTTCTTTCGGGAGGTGGTTTCACTCAAAGCGAGGCAGAAACACAACTTTACACTAGTGGATATTCCAAGTTTGAGGATGCCGAAACTGTTGATGTTTCATTGATCCTCGGTGGACCTGCAAGTGCTACAGTTCAGAGTCTGATCATTGACCTATGTGATGCTCGTAAAGATTGCATGGCGTTCGTATCACCAAGACCCTCTACCGACTTTGCGAATAAAGAGGCTGGTGTAGCCACCACAAATGCGATTGATTTTAGAAAGACAGATCTGAATAAGAGTTCTTCTTATGCAGTAATGGACAGTGGGTTCAAATATATGTACGATCAGTTCAATGGTGTGTACAGATACGTCCCACTTAACGGTGATATCGCAGGTCTCCTCGCTCGAACTGAACAGCAGCAAGAGGCTTGGTTCTCTCCCGCAGGTTTCAACCGTGGACAGATTCGCGGAGTAGTTAAACTCGCGTTCAACCCACGACAAACCCACAGAGATGAACTCTACAAGAACAACATCAACCCTGTGGTTTCTTTCCCAGGCGAAGGTACTGTTCTCTTTGGTGATAAGACTCTACAATCCAAACCAAGTGCGTTTGATCGAATTAACGTTCGACGCCTCTTCATCATTCTGGAGAAGGCAATCGCCACTGCTGCCAAGTTCCAACTCTTCGAATTCAACGATGAGTTTACTCGCTCACAGTTCCGCAACTTAGTCGTTCCATTCCTCCGCGACGTTCAGGCTCGTAGAGGTATAACCGACTTCAAAGTTGTATGTAACGAGTCAAATAACCCAGGCAGTGTTATAGATAGAAATGAGTTTGTTGCGGATATCTTCATTAAACCAACTCGCTCTATTAACTTTATTCAGTTGAACTTCGTTGCTACTGCTAGTGGCGTTTCGTTCGAAGAGGTCGGTGGATGATAAGGGGCCCTTCGGGGCCCCGCAACCCAAAGGAGATTCCTAGATGAATATTAAGAACTTCCAATCTGCATTGACTCAAGGTGGCGTTCGTACGAACCTCTTCGTGGTCGAAGGTAAGATTGGTGCAAACACAAGTAATAAGACTCGCTTTCTTGTGAAGGCAGCAGAACTTCCTGCTGCTAACCTTGGTACAATCACCGTTCCATACCGTGGTCGTACGATCAAAATGCCAGGCGATCGTTCGTTCGATTCATGGTCATTAACTGTTCTTATGGATGGTGATTATGAACTACGCAACAAGTTTGAAGCCTGGTCCAACCTCATCAACCAGTTCGAAGCAAACACCCCTGACGTTCAGGGTGGATTCTTCACTAGTGCCGGTTCTGGTTTTAACACAGATGTATTCTGTGACTGGAAAGTTTCTTCCCTAAATAGACAGGGTAACGCAATTAAAACCTACAACTTCGTAGGTGCTTATCCAGAAAGCATTAGTTCAGTTTCCGTTAGTTCGGATAACGAAGGCACAATTGGTGAATTTACTGTTACTCTACAGTACCAGTATTGGTTAGCAAGTTCAGGTCAAGGTAGTGCATCAGATCAAACAAAACCAACTGATGCAGATACCAACACAGATCCTGAAAACGCTCTATGATATGAAAGTGATTAATTTATGCCGATTAACTTGTTTGGTTACAATATCGAGAAAGCAAAATCTGACTCTGACAAGGTAGTATCATTCGTACCACCTGACACAGAAGATGGCGCATCAATCGTTCAAGGTGGGGGCTTTTACGGCTCCTACCTTGATTTTGATCCGTATGTCAAGAACGATATTGATCTAATCTACAAGTATCGAGATATGGCCCTTCACCCCGAGGTAGAAATGGCCATCGATGATATTTGTAATGACTCTTTAGTGTTTGATGATGAGCGAGTTGCTATCAGTCTCAATCTAGACAAAACTTCATTATCGACAAACATTAAAAAGAGAGTACAGGAAGAATTCGATGGAGTTCTCAAACTTCTTCGTTTTCGTTCTCGTGGTCATGAAATTTTCCGTAAGTGGTATACCGAGAGTCGGCTTTATTACCATATGATTTTGGATCCTAAGTCGCCCAAAAAGGGGATCGTTGAGATACGACCTATCGATCCGACTAAGATCCGAAAGGTAAAGAGCGTAAAAAAGAAGCCGATACAAGATAACAGTTCTATGCCCGTTACTCTATACGGAGACACGGAAGAATTTTACATCTACAACGAGAGACAAACGGGAACAAATACAGCAGGACAGCAGGCAAATGCAGGAGGAATGGACACTGGACTGAAAATCCTCCCCGATGCAATCTGTTACATCAATTCTGGTCTATATGATTCCACACGAAGAAGAGTTTTCGGATATCTCCAGAAGGCAATCAAACCGCTGAATCAACTTCGTATGATTGAAGACGCCGTTGTCATCTATCGAATCTCCCGTGCTCCCGAGCGTCGTGTCTTCTATGTGGATGTCGGTAATCTTCCGAAGAATAAAGCCGAACAATATCTCCGAGATATTATGAATCGTTATCGTAATAAGTTAGTTTACGATGCAAGTAGTGGTGAGATGCGTGACGACCGTAAGCATATGTCTATGCTTGAAGACTATTGGATGCCTCGCCGTGAAGGTGGCAGAGGAACCGAGATCACCACCCTTGACGGTGGTCAGAATCTGGGCGAGATGGAAGATGTAGAATACTTCAAGAAGAGACTATATCAGGCTCTTCATGTTCCCACCTCCCGTATGGAAGCAGATAATGGCTTCAACATGGGTAGATCTGCCGAGATCTCCAGAGACGAAGTGAAGTTTTACAAGTTTGTAGAACGACTTCGAACTAAGTTCAATGATCTTTTTATTAATCTTTTGAAAACACAACTTGTAGTCAAGGGTGTCATGAGCAAAGAAGAGTTTGAAGATATCACTCAGGATATACTCTTCGACTACAACCGTGACAACTACTTTAGTGAACTCAAAGAAACAGAAATTATGAAAGAGCGTATCGAAATGATGCGAGATGTGGGCGAATTCATCGGTCAATACTTCTCGAAGGAATATGTGTACAAGAAAATCCTTCGTTTGACGGAAGAAGAGACTGACGAAATGAAGAAACAGATAGATAAAGAAAGGGAGGAAGATCCTCCCGTAGATGATGAATTTGGAGATCCTAATGCCAGAAAATGAATACAGTGACATGTTCAAGGCTGTTGTAGACAGCAACGTTGTAGACTTTGAAGATTCGTTTAAGAGAGCGATCTCCACTAAAGTTTCCGAAAGACTTAGAGATGCAGAAATTTCTATGTCTTCATCTCTCATGCAAAACCAAACAGATTCCGAAGAAGGAGATAACGAAGATGAACGAGAAGATGACTGAAGCAGCGATCGACGGAAACTTCACCGAGTTTTCCGATATGCTCAAAGAAGAACTCAACCGAAGAGTCCACGAACTCATCGAGTCTCGTATTCAGGACGTTACCGACGAGACATGGAATGTTTGCGAATCCTGCGAAGATGATGTATGGGATGATGATGACATCGAAGAGATGTACAATGACCAATACGAAGAAGATCTCGAAGGAATGAATATTGGCGAAGGTGATGATTCCGACACCCGCGAACTCCACCTCTACGCTACCAATCATGCCGATCTTCACCGTCAGCGTATGACTCCTATTCATAAGAACCTTCGCAACAAGCAAGCCTCTGGAACCTATGATAGTGATAAGGCACATAAAGCCTTCGGTCACGCTGCAAAGGATGCCGCTGATCGCTACCACAAGGATCACGGATCTCGATTCTCGGTCGCAACCCGCAAGGCTGTTGCTTCCAAGATGAGAGACGAGTTTGAATCCGACTCTAAGGCTGGCGACCATGATCACCTTCTTCACAAGAAGCACAAGGGACATAAAGTAGGAGAGTCCGTAGAGGACATGAGCGAAATGCCCTTAGTCGGAACTCACGAAGCCATGGGCGGAAGTCTGAAAGATGTCCGCAAGCAAGCGGCGAAGAATCAAAAGAAGAGTAAAAAAGCCAAGAAAGATCACGACGGTGACGGAAAGATTGAAACTGGTTCTCAGGAATTCATGGGTTCAAGAGACAAAGCAATCAAAGCAGCAATTGCTGCAAGGAAAGGCAACTGATGTTACTAATCACTGAAGTCAACGAAGATGTCCAACTTGTTTGCGAGGAAACAGATGGAAAGAAAAACTATTCCATCAAAGGTATCTTCATGCAAGCAGAAAAAGTAAACCGTAATGGCAGAAGATATGGAAGAGATACTCTTTTCGGTGAAACCAATCGCTACATTGATAAGTATGTCAAGGGAAGCAGAGCACTAGGCGAACTGGGTCACCCAGAAGGACCAACAGTCAATCTGGAACGTGTGTCTCATATCATCAACGATCTTCGTTACGAAGGTAATGATGTATACGGTGAGGCTAAAATCCTAGACACACCATACGGAAAGATTGTACAAAATCTTATCGACGGCGGAGCAAAACTAGGCGTTTCTTCCCGAGGAATGGGTTCAATCAAAAATGTGGGTGGAGTAAATGAAGTCCAGAAAGACTTTATGTTATCTGCCGTAGATATCGTTGCAGATCCTTCTGCTCCTGATGCCTTTGTTGATGGTATCATGGAAGGAAAAGAATGGACTTATGCTGATGGTATTTTCAAAGAAAGACAAATTGAAAACTACCGAAGACGTATTCAAGAAGCAACACGAAAAGAACTAGAAGAAGAAAAACTTGAGGTCTTCAAAAACTTCATCCAAAATCTTTGATCATATAAATAAATTGAAACTTTCAGAGTAAAGGAGTCTATAAATGGACTATACCGATCCAGTCGAAGTAGCAAAACAACTACTCGCAGAAGAGCAAGTAGTTGTCAACGAGGCTGAAACAATTCTTGACCTCGATGATGAACAGGACACCGAAGGCAAGAAGCCTAAGGTTGATACCGATAAGGGAACCGAAGGTAAGGCTTCGAAGAACCAGGCTAGCGTAAAGATGAAGTCATCCGCCGCAAACGCCAAGGTCGAAAAGCCTTCCATGACTAAAGAGCATCTTGATGCTCTTTTCAACGGCGAAGATCTCTCAGAGGATTTCAGAAGTAAAGCAGCCACTATCTTCGAGACTGCCATCAATGAGCGTACTAGCGCCGTTGAAGGTGAACTCTACGAAGCATACGAAGTTGCCCTCACTGAAGCCGTTGAGAAACTTCAGCACGAAATCACAGAGCGTCTTGATGACTATCTCGGATATGTCGTCGAGAACTGGATGAAGGACAATGAACTCGCAGTCGAAAGCGGTATTCGTACCGAGGTCGCAGAGAACTTCATTGGTGGACTCCGAGATCTCTTCGAGTCTTCCTTCATCGATGTCCCCGAAGAGAAGTATGATCTTGTTGACGGACTCGCTACCGAGGTAGAGGAACTTCGTTCCCGTCTCGATGAAGCCGTCAATGATAACATCGAACTCGGCAAGGACAAGACTTTCGTTGATTGTGCTCTCGTATTCGAAGAGAAGACCGAAGGTCTCTTAGAGACTGAAGTCGATCGTCTTCGTACTCTCGCCGAAGGTATTGAGTTTGACGGTGTTCATCAATTCACCGAGAAACTCGACACTCTCATTGAGTCGTACACCGAGAACTCATCAATCACCGAAGAAACTGATGTCACTACCCCCGAAGAAGGTGTTCAGCCTTCCGCTGGGACCCCACTCATGGAGGCGTATTCACGCGCCCTCCGTAACCCAAACAAGTGAAATTTTAGATTTCATAAATAAAGAAGATTTCTAACTAGGAGAAATAAAAATGGACAACTTAGGTTCAACCGAAATGTTACAAGAGAAGTGGGCTCCCGTGCTTAACCACGCTGACCTACCTTCAATCGATGACCCCTATAAGAAGAACGTCACTGCTGTCGTTCTCGAAAACCAAGAGAGGGCTGTTCGTGAACAGTATCTCGCCGAAACCCCCGCTAACGCTGCTGGTAATGGTCTTGGACTTGCTGCTGCAAACGGCAACTCCAACATGCAGGGATTTGATCCCATCCTCATCTCGCTCGTTCGTCGTGCCATGCCCAACCTAATGGCTTACGATGTATGTGGTGTCCAGCCCATGACTGGTCCCACTGGACTCATCTTCGCCATGCGTGCTAAGTACGACACGCAGGGTGGATCTGAAGCCCTCTTCAACGAGGCTATCAATGCTTCTGCTGGAAGCACTGCTGCTTTCGGTCGTGTTGGTGATGTGGTCGGTGGAAACTTCGAAGGATCCACAGTCGATCCAATCGACGGTCTTGATCCCTTCACCCGTTCCGAGGCAGAAGCACTTAGTGGTAATCGCCTCGCAACTTCTTTCCCCGAGATGGCATTCTCAATCGAGAGAACCGCTGTCGAAGCGAAGAGTCGTGCCCTCAAGGCTGAGTACAGCACCGAACTCGCTCAAGACCTCAAGGCCGTTCACGGACTTGATGCTGAGAGTGAACTCGCTAACATCATGTCCAGCGAAATTCTCGCTGAGATCAACCGCGAAGTAATGCGTACGATCTACCGTGGTGCTAAACTTGGTGCCCAGCAACTCGACCTCTTTGGACGAGCAGCAGGAACTTCCTCTGAGGTATACACCGACGGAACTGGTGTTAGCACTGGTATTACCGTTGCTGATGGTCTCGGTGGATCGTTCGGTCGAGGTGTTGGTGGTGTCTACGACCTCGCCCGTGACTCGGACGGTCGATGGAGTGCAGAGCGATACAGAGGACTCATGTTCCAGATCGAACGTGAGTGCAACCGTATCGCTAAGGATACCCGTCGTGGTAAGGGCAACTTCATCATCTGCTCGTCAGATGTTGCTTCCGCCCTCGCTATGAGTGGATTCCTTAACATCAGTCCTGCTCTGGCTACCACCCTCAACGTTGACGACACTGGCAACACCTTTGCTGGTACACTCAACGGTAAGATCAAGGTTTACATTGATCCTTACGCTGGACCTGGTACTGCTCACACCGCTGCTGGTGACGCTGGACGCGACTTCGTATGTGTCGGATATAAGGGAACCAGCCCATATGACGCTGGACTCTTCTACTGCCCATACGTTCCACTCCAGATGGTTCGTGCTGTTGGTGAGGATACTTTCCAGCCCAAGATCGGATTCAAGACCCGTTACGGTCTTGTCAACAACCCATTCGTCAGTATTAACACTACGGCTGGTAACTCCGATCCCACATCGGCTGCATCGTTCCGTAAGAACCAATACTACCGCATCTTCCGCGTAGACAACCTACACGGTATCGGATCTGGTCTTCAGAACAACGTCTGATTCTAATTAGAATCCAACCAACGGTAGAGCGGGGGATCGAAAGATCCCCCGCTTTCTTTTATACATACAGTATGGAGGAGTTATGCCTGATTACATTAGCGGTACATCGCAACTTAAAGATAACATATTAAACAGACAGCCAAGTAACACCAATCCACTTGTAGTTACTGACTACAGATTCACTATGCAAAGAATTCCCACGGTGACGTACTTTTGTCAATCTGCTATAGTTCCTGGCGTGAATGTCTCTGAAATTCAACAGGAAAACTATTTTGCACCAGTCAAACGACCTGGAGTTTTTCGCTTTGATGACTTATCGATTTCATATGTCGTCGATGAAGAACTCAAAAACTGGCTAGAAATTTACGATTGGATGCGAACCACATCAAACGCAGAAGACTTTAAGGACTTTGAAGGACCAGATCAATACTTCTCTGACGGAACACTAGTGATCACGAATAGTAATATGAGAGGCAAACTGGTCGTAAACTTCAAAGAACTTTTTCCCAAGAGTATTTCTAGTATCGATTTTACTAGCACAGCAACTGATGCCGAACCTATCATAGCAAACGTAACATTCGCGTATTCGTCTTACAATATTGAGCGTTTAACCACTTGATTGCCTAAAACTTCGTGCTATACTAATCACGGAGGTATATTATGAACTTAACAGAACTGCGTGCCATGGTCTCTGAAGACATGGTAATGGACGACACAGAACTCGATATAGAGTCTTTGCGAACACCACAATTACATAACAAGTATCTTAACATGTATCACGATGAAAGGCTTCGTCTCACCCAAAAAGATGAAGAGTTGAAGTCTCTTATTCGTAGCAAGTGGGAATATTACACAGGCAAAATGGATTCCGAAACTCTTGCTACACTCGGATGGGAACCGTTTCAATTGAACATCTTAAAAGCGGATATAGACAAGTACCTTGATTCGGATAAAGATCTTTCTATATTAAGAATGGAAGTCTCTTTCTGCAAAGAAAAAGTATCTTACCTAGAGTCAGTAATTAAGATAATGAATAACCGACAATGGAATATCCGTAGTGCCATCGAATGGAGAAAGTTTATCAATGGAGTATAGTGATAACATTCTTCATGCCGTATATTTCAAACACGCATATACACACTGTCAGGCTCACTCAAAAAGTGATACACAATGTTCAGCACTAATCCTTGACAGCAGATCTGGTATCGTTTTAGCAACCGAAAACCTAAAAGGCGAAGATTGGTATCGCTGTTCTGCAATACAGAACTTATTTTTCAGAGCCGCGAACAGAGGTGTCTCCTGTATGGGAATGGATATGTATTGTCCCGCTCCTCCTACTCAAGAAGACGCAATCGCTATCCGAGAATGTGGTATAAGATCTTTTACATTCCATAAAGAGTACGCAGACATTTGGCGAAAAGATTGGTCAACGCCGAAAATGCTGGAAGTGCAAGAACTTCTAAAGACAAACGGTATCATAATTCGATGCTGGAATGGGAAGGTGTCGAAGAAGAACATCGAAGTCAAAGTTAACGGCGATATCTTTCACCCATAATCACCATACATAGTGTATGAGTGATTTTAATGTGACTGAAGTGAATAGCGTTGATATACGGATCGAGTGCGAGCGTGGTCTCGCAAAAGAACTCTCCGATTATTTCACATTCAAAGTGCCAGGACACAAGTTCATGCCATCGTACCGCAACAAGGTATGGGATGGTACGATCAAGATGTATAACATCTACGGACAAACTTTGTATGCGGGACTAATGCCATATTTTATGAAATTTTGTGAAGATCGTAAATATTCTTTTTCGGTTTCACCAGAACTGACATCAGATGCCAAATCTGTGCCAATAGATCACCTTCGCAAATGGATCGATACAGAGTTAAACATACACGCCAACAACAAAAAAATTGAAGTACATGATCACCAACTGGATGCAATACAACATGCTATCTCTAAGAATAGATGTTTACTATTGTCCCCTACTGGCTCAGGAAAGTCACTTATCATATATTGCCTGGTTAGGTATTACGAAAGTCTGTTGAAAGAGAATGAGAAAATGTTGATCATTGTTCCTACAACATCACTGGTCAGTCAGATGTACAACGACTTCAAAGACTACTCGGAACATGTCGAGTGGAATGCCGAAAGTAAGTGTCATATGATCTTTTCGGGCAAATCAAAAACTGACGATAAAAAGATCTTTATTTCTACATGGCAGAGTATATACAAGATGCCCGCCGATTACTTCAAAAACTTTCGAGTTGTCTTCGGGGACGAGTGTCATCTGTTCAAATCAAAATCATTAACTAGCATAATGACCAAACTTCAGAACTGCCCTTATCGTATAGGAACAACGGGAACTCTGGATGGTACACTCACGCACAAACTCGTCATTGAAGGTCTGTTCGGATCGGTCTACAATGTAACATCAACAAAAGACTTGATCGACAAAGACCTATTATCTAAACTGAAGATTGATTCGATCCTCTTGAATTACACAGACGAAGAAAAAAAAGAAGCAAAAAAATTAAAGTACCAAGAAGAAATGGATTGGTTGGTAAAAAACGAAAAGCGTAATAAATTCATCAAACAATTGGCAGGTACACTAAAAGGTAACACTCTGATTCTTTTCCAGTTTGTCGAAAAACACGGCAAAGTTCTCCATGACATGATCAAAAAAGAGTATCCAGACCGTGACGTATTCTTCATCTACGGCGCAACTGAAGTTGAGATCAGAGAACAAGTAAGAAAAGTTGCAGAGACCATAAATGATGCTATAATAATAGCCTCCTATGGAACGTTTTCCACTGGAGTGTCAATTCGCAGGCTCCACAATATCATATTCGCCTCACCGTCGAAATCCAGAGTTCGTGTTCTACAAAGCATCGGTCGTCAATTAAGAAAATCAGAACACAAAGATACGGCAAGGCTATACGACATAGGAGACGATCTTTCGTGGAAATCATACAGAAACCATACTCTGCGACATTTTCTAGAGAGAATCAAGATATATAAGTCAGAGGGTTTCACTTTTAAACCTCTGTCAATTCAATTGGAGGAAACAATATGAGTCCATATAGAATTCTCAAATTAAAAAGTGGTGAATCGGTAATCACTAAAATTGTGGGGAAGAAAAACGGTAGGTTGATGGTAGAGAATCCAATGCTCATGAAAGTCACTTCATTGAGTGATCCGTGGAGCGGTCTTCGTAAAGAAGTTTTAACTCTCCAGAATTGGTTAGAATATTCGGATCAGAAAAAAATCGCAATCCCAGAAGATTGGATCGCCCTTTTTCTCACACCTGATTCGCAAGCATCAAAACTCTATGAAACTGAAATCGATCAATCAGAAGTATCACTAGAAGATTTGATGAAGAAGCAGAAAGAACAAATCGATAAAATGAAAGAACAGCAAATGGATCTTTCGCAGATAATGATGTCTTTCGCCATGGATGAAAACATGTTCAAAAAATTAGTAGAAGATGGTATTCTAGAAGACATGGAAAACGAGATGGATATTGATGATCTAGACGGTAGCCATGATGATCTACAAATAGAAGAACCCCCCCGCTCAGGCGACGAGGAGGATCGAGGCAATCATTGGAGAGATTGGTCTCCGGATCTTAGAGATTACTTATAGTACTTAAAGTAGATCTTGTTCAAACCGGGACACAGAGATTGTAACATCGTTGTCAAGTATGTCAAACAAAAAAATATAAAAAACTTTACAATGCAAGAAATGTGAGTATAATACTTATTATGAAAAAGAAAAAAACCGAACACTACGTTGACAACGAAAAATTCTGCATAGCAATGACTGAATGGAAACTTGAAGTCATTCAAGCAGAAGAAGCAGGCGAAGAAAAACGACCTCCGATCTCAGAATATATCGGAGAGTGTTTTGTTAAAATCGCCGAGCATCTTTCAAGAAAACCTAATTTCATAAACTATCATTTTAGGGATGAGATGATTGCAGACGGTATAGAAAACTGCCTCATGTATGCTCACAATTTCAATCCAGAAAAATCCAAAAACCCCTTCTCTTATTTTACACAGATGATATATTATGCCTTTCTTCGCCGCATCGAAAAGGAAAAGAAGCAGAATTATGTCAAGTATAAAATGATGCAAAATCTTGACGATGGTAGTTTTATGAAATGGTTCAAAGATAATTACTTCGAAAAAGATGCAAAAAATGCATATGCTGATTTCTTTGAAGTCAGTGATAATGATATAGAAAAATTTGAACCTAAAAAGAAAAGGTCTGTGAATGAAGATAGCGATACTAAATGATTCGCATTTTGGTGCAAGGGGAGACAATCAATTATTTCTTGATTACTTCCTAGAGTTTTTTACTGATCAGTTTTTTCCTTACTTGAAAGAAAATAATATTACGGACGTATTGCACTTGGGTGATTTTATGGATCGCCGCAAGTTTGTCAATTTCAACACACTTGGAACTGTGCGTAATTGTTTCATGGATCCTCTTCGTGATATGGGTGTGACGATGCACATTGTGCCTGGAAACCACGACACATACTATCGAAACACCAATGAACTCAATTCGCTTCGTGAGTTGTTTGCCGATCGATACGATAATTTTAATCTGATTGAGTCACCGCAAGATTTGGTTTTCGGTGGGTTGAGTGTTGCAATAGTTCCTTGGATCAACAAGGAAAACAAAGAAGAGACTATGAAGTTTCTTTCTACGACAAAGTCTCCTATCTGCTGTGGTCACTTTGAACTGGATGGTTATGAAGTGATGCGTGGGCATAAGTTTGAGGGTGGTATGTCTGACGGCGATCTCAAGAGATTTGAAATGGTTCTGTCAGGACACTTCCACAGCAAGAGCAGTAGAAACAATGTCCACTATCTTGGGACTCAGTATCAGATAACGTTTCATGATCTTCATGATAAAAAAGGTTTTCATGTGCTAGACACGGAAACTCGAAGTCTGGAGTTTATCGAGAATCCTCGCCGTATGTTTCACCAAATTTCCTACGATGATGTTGAAACCGATATTGAAAAGATTATCGACACGATGGATTTTTCCTCCTATGCTAACTCTTATATCAAGATTCTGGTCTTAAATAAGAAGAGTCCGTATACGTTCGATCGGTTTATCGACAAGTTATACGAACAGAATATTCAGAACGTGACTATCGTCGAGGAAGTAATCACCAGTGATATTGAAGAAGATGCCCTTGACATGGCACAAGATACTGTTACTATTATCAATAACGAAATTGATGGTATGGACATCACCAATAAGTCAGATGTCAAGAATCTTATTCGTGAATTGTATATGGAGGCCCTGAGTCAGTGATTAACTTTCATAAAGTAATATTCCAAAACTTCGGATCGTTTGGTAATACACCAACCGAGATACTTCTCGATAAGAGACCGATGACTCTTGTCTGTGGTAACAACGGACACGGTAAATCGTTTGCTCTTTTGGATTCTATCACGTTTGCCCTGTTTGGTAAGCCATTCAGAAAGATCAATATCCCCCAACTGGTTAACTCGATCAACCAGAAGGATTGTTTAGTTGACGTAGAGTTTTCTGTCAACGAGGATAATTATAGAGTTGTTCGTGGACTCAAACCTAAAAAGTTTGAGATCTTCAAGAACGACGAATTGATTAATCAGCACGCCAAATCTAAAGACTATCAAAAGATGCTCGAAGAGCAGATTCTCCGAATGAATTACAAGTCATTCACTCAGGTGGTGATTCTTGGTAGTTCTTCTTTCGTTCCCTTCATGCAGTTGTCTGCGGCAGATCGACGGTCAGTTATCGAGGACATTCTTGATATCAACGTCTTCTCTACGATGAACACTCTTCTGAAAGAGAAGATGTCCGTGGCTAAAGAAGAGATCAAGGAAGTCAATAGAACAATCGAAACCCTTAAGGATAAGATCGAAATCCAACAGACTCACATTGATTCTATTCGACAGAAGAGTGAAAGATCACTTGCCGATTTTGACGAGAAGATCGACAGTGCAGTTGAGAGCCTAACAGAATTACAATCTGAGTCTGAAATTCTGTCCAGCGAAATTGAAAAATCTGTGAACATGATTGTCGATCGGCATTCAAATGCAAGTGACATTCAGTCTCTAGAAAAGATTGTGTCGAGAGTTGAGACTAAAGTTAATAACTTCACCAGTGATCTTGACAAGATTCGTAATGATAGTGTGTGTGGTTCGTGTGGTCAGGATCTTCCTGAGACTCTGATCGAAGAACGTGAGACAGACATTACTGACAAACTCAGTAAGTTAAAAACAGGTTTAAATGAAATGACTGAAAAGATGGAGGCCCTTCTTGAGCGTAATAAAGAAATCAACGAAGTTCTCGATGTCGTATCCGAAAAGCAATCGTCGCTCACGGAACTCAATGGTAGAGTATCGGCCTCGAACAAACACATCACCGACTTACAAAAAATGCGATCGTCGGCTTCGCAAGACACTTCCTCTCTCGATGAGTCCACCGAAAACTTATCATCATATAAGTCTGATTGTGAGAGATCAGAAAAGGAAAAAGAAACAATCATTGATGTCCAGAATCAACAATCGATTGCTTACACTCTCCTCAAGGACTCGGGGATAAAGTCGAAGATCATAAAGCACTATCTTCCCATCATGAATAAGATGATCAATGCATATCTTTCTTCTATGGACTTCTTTGCCAGGTTTCACTTGGATGAAGAGTTCAACGAAACGATCAAGAGTCGTCATCGTGATGCCTTCTCTTACATGAGTTTCAGTGAGGGTGAGAAGTTGCGTATTGATCTTGCTCTTCTGTTGGCATGGAGAGAGATTGCTCGCATCAAGAATAGTGCTAACTGCAATCTTCTTATTCTCGATGAAGTTTTCGACTCGTCGCTTGACGGTATAGGAACAGAAGAGTTTATGAAATTGCTTCATGCTCTCGGGAAGAAATGTAATATCTTCGTGATCAGCCACAAGGCAGATCAACTTACTGATAAGTTCCCTGCAACGATGACCTTCGAAAAGAAGAACAACTTCAGCAGGATTAAGTGATGTCTAGTTTATTTGAATCGTCAGCAGAAGACTACTTAGACTTGATTCCTTACTGGAAGGATACTCTCCCCCCTCCCGTTGTAGAGGAGCATGAGGGGATCCTCGTCGTCCGTGACGACCTCATAGGTGGTGGATCAAAGATGCGATTCGCAGATCACCTGATCCGCTCACAACCTGAGATCGAGGAGTGGGTGTATGGCAGTTCACCTGCCACTGGTTATGCTCAGATCTCATTGGCACATCTGTGTACTAAATACTTTAAGAAGGCAGTTGTCTTCATGGCAGATCGTGCCGTTGAAAAAAGACATCCTTATCAGTTGCAAGCAATTGAAGCAGGTGCTATAATGCACTGGGTTCCAAACGGAATGCTTAGTGTTACTGAAAAAAGGGCAAGAGATTATGTATCAGATAGCCCTACATCTCGCAGACTGTTACCAATTGGTTTTGACCACCCCACAGTCATCGCGC